GTACAATCACGAGAGCTGGGTAAAGCGTAAGGGTGACTACGGCTATGACTGCCTGATATGCAGGCGGGAGCGTAACCTGAGGAACCAGCAGGCCCGTCGTGAAGCTGCTAAACTGGCCTCATGACTTACACTCCGCCGAAGCACCTGTCCTACTCCCAGTGGAACACCTACACCGACTGTGCGAGGGCGTGGTACTTGGGGAAGATCGTCGGAGCTGAAGAAGCTCAGACTTGGTACATCCCCATCGGCTCCGCCGTGCATGGCATGGTCGAGTACAAGCTGGCAACTGGGGATGATCCAGTCGCAGAGGACTTCTTCTACCCACTCGTCTCCGCCCAGATGCTGATCGAGCCAGACACCACGAAGTGGCTGGCGGGTGGCAAGAAGGGTGATCCAGTCTCCGAGGACAAGGCCCTCCAGAAGGTCAAGGACTGCTACGAGAGGGCCCTTGAGTTCCTGGACGACATAGATGTCTTGGAGGTGGAGTACGACGCCTCAGGGCGCCTTCCAGGGCTTGAGGTGGAGATCAAGGCGTTCGTCGACATCATCGGCGAGCACAAGAAGCACGGCCCGGCCATCCTTGACTGGAAGAGTGGGGCATCCAAGCCCAAGAACAACTTCCAGGTGGAGACGTACCGCGCACGCCTGATGCTCGACAAGAAGTACCGTTGGGCTAAGATCAAGACTGGACTGTGGGCCATGCTTGATCCCAAGGCCAGCGTTGCTCGACCCATCGACCTTTCCGCCGTAGATCCGGCGGCAGTCGGAGCTAGGTACCAGAAGGCGTACGATGGCATGAAGGCCAAGGCCTACAAGGCCAACAAGAAGTTCGGCTGCAAGTTCTGTTTCCATCAGGACAACTGCCTGGTGCAGGCCGGGCCTACAGCCCGGTCTCTCCACTACGATCGATCCTCGATTGACGGGATCCCTTTCTAGCTGCCCCTTTTGTGGCAGCACCGACCGGATGTTGAAGGAGAAGTGATGGTCAGCATGAGGATTGATGGTGGAGCTTCGGCCAGGCTATGGGCTAAGCGCCTGGGCAGGCTGATCGATGCTATCAATGCCGACGGCGGCAGGGTGTACGCCAATAGTGAGACCTTGGGTGTTGTCGTTCACAAGGGCGATGGCCTTTGGACGACAGAGGGCAAGGACGTGAGCAGTGAACTCTGAAGGCATGGACGACAGGTATTACTTCAGTGACTGGGGTAGCTGCACCTGTGCCGAGGATGGGTATTCCGAGGACTGCCCGCTAGTAGATGAGCACCAGGAAGAGGATGAAGATGAGTGACTACCGCTACAGGTTCGTAGTGTCAATCGGGTTCAGCAGCGCCGAGCGCGAGGCCGAGTGGGATCTCGTGGATGATCTCGGCTATAGCGAAGAGTCCCTGGCCGATCCGGGGACTCTTGAGAACGTCCTCGAAGAAGTCCTTCGGGACGAGATCGGCGAAGTGAACGACAGCTACTACAAGAAGATCGAGGACTGATGACCGAAGTCGAGTTCAGGTTCCCCAGCGATCAGGCGTACGCCTACTTCGGAGTGAAGGGCACTCCCGAAGAGCTGGGTCAGATCAACTACGAGCTGCTGGCTGCGCTGTACGTCAACGCACAGAAGGCGGTCATCACCTCCAGCATCGAGGCCAAGCAGCTGATCGTGGCGGAGGTGCAGGCGCCCGCTGAAGAGCCGCAGGAGTACGCTGTAGGCGATAGCGTGGAGGTTGCAGGCTTGACCTTCACCAAGCACTCCGAGCCTGCTGACGTGCTGTCTGAGCCCACCTTGGAGCAAGTCAAGGCGGAGCTGTCGGACGGGGATCACGACAGCATGGCGGAAGCCCGTGCTGCACTCAAGGCTGGCGGAGTGGAGACAACCGAGATCTCCAGTGCCAACGAGCCCCCGTGGAAGCAGCCCGCCCCGAAGGCGGGCAAGAAGGCGTGGGAGAAGAGCAAGCCCAAGGCTGAGGTTTCGTCCGAGTCCTGGGACTTCTGATACAGTCAACGCACCACCTAGGAGAGGCAAGAATGACCACGTTTGAAGAGCAGTTCGCCGACCTGTTCGGCAAGACCCCGGAGGGCAAGAAGGTTGGTGGTGGTAGCGGGCAGTACATCAAGTACGCCACTCCCGGCGAGACCTACTACCTCGTGCAGACGGGCGACCTGACCCGCACCCCCCAGACCATCAAGGTCGACGGCGTCGACAAGGTCAAGGTCCTGGTCCGCGTCAAGCAGGGCGAGAAGATGAAGCCCTTCGCTAAGGACGCAGTGCCGGAGGGCACCCAGGACAAGGATGTGTGGCAGCCGCCGGGTGACGTGGAGATCCCGGTGAAGGTCGTCAAGCACCTGCACCCTAACGGCGCTGTCGATGAGGAGTTCGAGCCCTTCGAGACGATGTGGGAGCTGAAGGCAGGCAACCGCATGGAAAAGCTCGAAGAGGCCATGCTTGAGAACCGGGCACTCACCGGTGCAGGCACCAAGTACATCGAGAAGCTGCTCAGCAACAGCACCAAGCCGTACAAGTACGCCATCAAGATGAAGCCTGCGGAGGACTCCGAGTAGGTGGTTCAAGGCGGGGCCTTCGCGGGCCCCGCTGTCCAGCCCTGTAGCTCAGATGGTACGAGCACTCTTGCCAGAGAGAAGGTCGCAGGTTCGACCCCTGCCAGGGCTACGCAAACCATGACAAATCTACAGGAAATCTCAGGGAGAGATGGGTCGAGTAATGGACGCCAAGACTTCTTTCATGAAGGAAGAGATCGTAGTCTCGGCCACCCGCGAGGAGTGGCAAGAGGTGATTGGCTGGGTACTCAAGTACGCCGAGCCGCGCGACAACGCCCCGGCAAGCCTGATTTACTGGCTCATCAATCAGGGAGTTTACAAGGGTGAGTAAGACTCTCCATCGCACAGTCAAGCGGGGCGTGTCGGCAGGTGAACCGCTGCCATCGCCCTGGCCGGTATTCGGCACCAACAAGATGGACTTCAGGCGGGGCTCGATCTCCATGATTGCGGGCCCGCCTGGCTCCATGAAGACAGTCCTGGCCATGAACATCGTCCGCCGGATGGGATCCAAGGTCCCTACGATGTACCACTCTTCCGACTCCGACGATTTCACAATGGCCAGCCGGGCGCTGGCCATGAGCCAGAACATGCAGACCTCGGATGCGGAGACTGAGGTCATGATGCAGACCAAGGCCGCATACGAAGCACTCAAGGACTACCAGCACATTCGCTGGTCGTTCATGTCGAGTCCTACCATCGACCACATGAAGCGTGAGGCGAAGGCGTACTACACCCTGAAGGGCACGTACCCTCACCACACGGTCATCGATATCATGATGGACATCGACTACGAAGGCGCCGGAGAGCAGAACTACTGGGCTCTCATGGCCGAACTCAAGGACATGGCCCGTGAGCAAGAGACTGCCATCACTATTGTCCATCACACGTCGGAGTCGGCGAAGGGTGGCAGTCCGCCCCCCCGTAGCGCCATCATGGGCAAGGCGAACCAGCTTCCCACGCTCATTCTCACTCTTTGGGGTGACAGTCACCGTGGCACACTTGACGTTGCCGCAGTCAAGAACCGTTTTGGTCCTCAGGATGCAATGGGCAAGCGGTACTTCACTATGGCAGCAGATCCGGCGACGTGTTTCGTCGACGAAAAGGAAGAGCAAGCCATGATGTTCGACTCCACCAAGCAGGAAGATGAGGACTGGGATGCCTAGCAACGACATGATGACTGTTGGCCTGATGATGGGCGTGGTGTGGGGCATCCTCATCCTGCTCTTCAGCGGACGAAAGGGAAAGTGATGGGTTTCTGGACTGGTGTAGCGGTGTACGGAACCGGTTGGTTCATCTTCAACTTCCTGGTTTCGCTCATCATGCTGTACGTCAAGGAGTGGAGGACGAAGACCGGAGTCTTCGCTTCATTCAAGAAGGAGGACTGATGTGCTGTGAGGGCCCTTGTCGACGCGAGGGTGAGCGCAGCGACGGAAAGCCAAGCGTGTGCGTCAACTGTGAAAGGTATGACATGTGCTGCTCGAAGCCTTGCCTGTCGCCCGACTGGCAGGATGGTAAGTACGGGCTCCGCTGCATCAACTGCGGACACTTCAGGGAGACGTGATGAGCCGAGAGATTCGAATCACCATCTTTGACGATGAGCGACACGTCGATGGCCACATCTCGGCTGCCGACATGGAGGATATGCTTGAGGAGATCTGGAGTATCGTCAACGGCTACGCCTACACCAGCACGATAGAGGAGACTGACATCTGATGGCAGAGATTCCGTGCCCGACCTGTCACGGGTCGGGCCTACAGGGGGTACCCGAGACGTCGTTAAATTCTCGGGGTGAACCGGAAGTTCTGATCGTTATCCGCACGTGTGGTACGTGCGCAGGGAATGGAAGAGTGCAGGCGTAATGCTTGCGACATCTATCCCGATAGCAGGAGGGTAGTCGCATGGACGTGAATACAGACCACGATCACTCGGGCCCCAACTCGTGCCCGATCTGCGGCGGACCGATCCCTTGCCTGAAGCACTAGGCAGGACAGGTCATACCGTGTACATGGAGCCGTGCGGTGTCGGGTATCGAGTACTCTGCATACCGCACGGCTTCCTCGGCTGGAGGTATACTCACCTCCAAGCCTTCATCTTGATGGCAGGGCACGACGTAGAATGTGGAGGCGGAAGCTGTGAGTGAAGCACGCACGTCGTGCGAAGAGTATGGCCACCTGTTCGAGCCGTGTGGGTCTGAGCTTTGCGGCGGTCGTTGCCAGTGGCGGATCTGTGTGGACTGTGGCGAGGAGTACGAGGATGACTAAGGCCTGCAAGGGCTGTGGTTCGGAGACCAGGAAGCTTCCGCATCCTGGCCCCAGGTGTGGCCAGTGCCATCGTGCCGTCAAGGCGTCCCGTAAGGACGCCGCTCACGAGCTGTACGTACTCAAGACGTACGGACTCAAGGCGGGTCAGTACCAGGCCCTCTACGAGGCACAGGGCGGCGTCTGCTACATCTGCCAGCGAGCCACCGGCAAGACCAAGAAGCTTGCGGTAGACCACGATCACGTCACGGGGTACGTTCGAGGCCTGTTGTGCAAGCCGTGCAACTCCATCCTCGCCCAGGTCAGGGACGACAAGGAAGCTGCACATCGTATCGTGAACTACCTGTACAGCCCGCCAGCATTCGGTGTAGTAGGAAAGGTCAAGCCATGAACATCAACCTGAACACGTCGGTTAACACCAACAACCTGGCGTTCTCGATTGCGGACGACGAGGGTCTTCAGAAGAGCAACTACGAAGGCTTGATTGACTTCATCGTGGACATCGACGACTATGTTTGCGACCTGGAGTTTACCAAGCTCCTTCGTGATCGGTTGAATCACTTCATCAAGATTGCCGAGGACGAGTCATGACCAGCATCGAGTTCACCGACGAAGAGCTGTCCTTGATGAAGGACATGCTTGACGTAACGGCCGACAGCCTGCATCACTACCCGGACGAGTTCACCGAGACCGAGACCCAGGCGTTCCATGAC